TTCAGGGGATGGTAAGATGGATAAGGCTATACTAGCTAACCTAGTACAGGGTATGATAGATAATCCAGAGGCTATGGATATACTCATTAAAGAACAGCGGTACGATGAAACAGATGCCGTAGCCATTTGTCTTGCTGGGAGGAATACATGAAGAAACAGATAGTGGACCAACCACCTCAGTTAATGACTCTACTACTCAATGCCTATGCTGTTGCTCGTAACCAAAGCTGTGCGCACGCTATAGTAAAGTTCCATATAGCTTTATATAAGTACTGGAAGTATAATAGATGAAAAGGGAGATAACCATGTATGTAATGTCTAAGCCTCAGAAGAGGCGTGAAGACCTGTGCCAATGGGAGACACACTTCCATAACAAAGGTATTAACTGCTGGATACAGGAAAGAGCTGATGGTACATTTCAGCTAGAGGTAGATGCCCCTGAGGTAGTTAGACTAGGCAAAGACATAGGCCCTATCCCAGGTCCTTGTAAGTTCTGTGGAGAATGGCCTGATCCTAGTAAATACTATAAAGACTTTGATCCTTTGTTCTTCTGTTGTCCTAACCATATGAAGATGCATAGGAATCAGATGTCTGTTAAGTATAATAATAAGACATGGGATGAGATGATACTAGAGGGGAGTGCTCCTGATGACGAGGTGTAGCATATGCGAAGGCTTTGGTAGGATCTCTAACCCCCTATTTGGGAATAAAAAGGAGCCTAAATGGTCGGAGTGTCCTGATTGTGGAGGTACAGGCATTGGAGCACTTGAGGCTGCTGAGGCATATAAGCGGCGTAGAACAAACTTAGTATATAGTCTAGACATGTTACCAGGGTTTACTCCAATGGGGTCTATAGATGAAGTTCCTTATGACCAATGGTTCTTTAAACTAGCCAATATCATGTCAGATTACTTTAAGGATAAAGAGATTACAGAAGAATTAGAGTTTCTTAAGGGAGAATACTCAACTCATACGGGGGTTAAAGATGAAGACAATTAAGGTCTTTGAGGAAGTAATGATTACAAAAGAGCTTCTTCTTAAGGCACTAGACGAGGTATCTGTAGAATGGAGCAGAGAGCAGGCAGCGTTTAACTTACTGGAGAAGGTGTTTAGTGCACTACCAGGAAAGGATTCCTATGAAGACTCTTGACAGGATGTGTCAAAAGGCTCATGCTACAGCAGTTGATAAAGGCTGGTGGGAAGAGAGCAGGGGTATTCCTGAATGTCTTGCTCTTATCCATTCTGAAGTATCTGAAGCCTTAGAAGCCTTTAGGGTAGGAGATAAAGGCACAAGCATAGCCTATGATGGTATTACTAAGAAGCCTGAAGGTTTGGCTGTAGAGATGGCAGACATATTAATAAGGGTATTTGATGTGTGTGCTGCTTTTAATATACCATTAGCCGATGCTTTGGCTGTTAAGATGACCTATAATAAGACCCGTAGTAAAAGACATGGGGGTAAGATATGTTAATGGTAGGGTTACCCCTAGGAAAGACTACGAACGTTCAACACAGGGCAAGTATGGGACTCTCAGGCCTATTCCTGAAGGAGGTCGAATGAAGTATCTATTGTCCATAATAATGGTCATATGTCTTTTTCCATGGACAGCTGAAGCTGGTGTTCCAGGGAAGGTTAAGAGTGTAATGAAATCAACAGTGTTGTTGGTGGATAAAGACAGTGAACCCTATTGTAGTGGTTTTATAGCTGAGGACAGGAAAGGGGTATCTCATGTTTGGACTGCTTTGCATTGTTGTAGTGCTGGAGTGCAGGAAGTGTCTGGCAAGAAGTATGTAACTTATATGTATAGAAACGCTAGACATACTAGTTCTATAGTGCACGTTAGCGATGGTGATTCCAATGGTACTGATATATGCAGGTTGCCTGGAACAGCTAATAGACATACGACTGATCTAAGGATAGGAGACATAAGGTGGATAAAGTATCCTAATGATGGAACCTTACAGGATAGAGAGTTGTGGGCGGTGCAGCCATACTTTGATGAAGCGATCATCACTGTCAAAGGAACAACCATTGACTTAAAGGGCGATGCCATTCATTACAGTAGGTTATGGAGAATCACACCAGATGATCTAAACTTTAGAATGACATGGGTGTCTGGCATCATATTGCCTGGAATGTCTGGAAGCCCTGTTGTAGACAATAGAGGGGTAGTATTAGGTGTGGTATCTAGGTGGTATGGAGATGCCATATTTCCTGTTGGCGGCATAGCTATGTTCAATACTACTAATCTTGATTAAAGGAGGAAGAATGAAATATGACAAAAGGTTCTTTACTTGTTATACTATATTATGGGTATTACTAGGGGTGTTTCTAATTTGTACTGCTCCTGGGTGTGCTCGTCCCCATCTGTTAAAGATACCTAGACCTTCCTATCCTGTTATGGAAGATGTTAAGATAGACACAAATGGTTGTGTATGTGATACTATGTTAACAAGGGCCATAAACAATATGCTTAAGCTCCAAGAGTGGGGAGACTCTCTAAGCATATCACCGTGTTGGGAGGATAAATGAGACTAAACAAAGAAGAGTTATCTAGAGTAATACGTTATAGTGAGCTAACTGATGAAGAGTATGAGTTGATTAATAAGATGGCAGAAGCAAAAGAGCTGAAGTGTCAGTTAATTGCTGCCCATGAGTTTATGTACGAGTTTGAGGCTGCTTTAGACATAAGTCACTTATAACCTAGGAGGAATAATGTTAATGATTGAGAAAGGCTGTTTAGATGGTGTTGCTAAGAAGGTGCTAGAGGATAACAATGTTCTATTTGTAGAAGTAGAGCCTGGTACGCTTCAGAACCATAGAATACAGGATATCCATATGGTGAGACGATTAGCTACTGAGGGAGTTGATGCAGCAGTTAAAAAGATTAAGAAGGACGAAGCAGTACCATTTAGCATTACGTAACGTACCCCGCCCGATGAGACCAAACAAAAAGCCCCTTCCTTTCGGTTGGGGCTTTGGTCTAATTATGGTCTAATATTGGACTAATGATTACAGCACTTCTTGCAAGGCACCTTGTCTTTAATCTCAGGAGAGAGGCAGAGGAGCCACATAAGGCCTACAGCATAACCCAAGCCATGAGCTAAATGACCAATACCATCAGGTATCCACCATACAGCAATCTCTGACATAAAGAATACCAATCCCGGTACTAATATCAATCTATAAATCCCCTTTGTATATAAACCAACTGCTAGAGCAAGGGTACCAAAAGCAACAGCAGAGGAGCCAATACCGCCCTGTCCAAAGTGAAGACAGAGAACACCCTGCACTAAGGCTAAGATCAACCAGAATAGGATGACATGCATACAGCCTAGCTTACGCTCTATTAGGAGAAGACAAGGAGCAAGGATTGCAAAGTTACCAACAAGGTGAGCACAGTTGCCGTGTAGGAAGGAAGAGAGTACCAACCATACAGAAGGGGACATCTCATATACTACCAAGGCTTCTGCACCTTTGAGGGTGGTTGGACCAAACATTGGGGTTGTATAGAAGTAGAGGAATACACATACAGACAATAGAATGCCTGTACCTAAGCCTAATGGAGCTGATCTAGGTTTATTTAAGAAAGCTTCAGTCTTTCTTACAGCCCTTACTATGCATTGACACCCTTCCACTAAGAATGCACTCATCATCGAAACGATTCTCATAATGCTCCTTTACTTTGTCTTTCTCTCTTATATGTTCTACAAGCTCTCTGGTAACAGCCTGAGACTCTTTAAGTACCATTCTCTTCCACATCCATGTACTACCAGCTATGAAGGATACAAGCATAAGACCTGCTACCAGGGCATACTTATTCCACAAGGCCTTCTTTAGAAACCCACCTACAATAGCTGCTGTTATCATTCCTGCTCACCCCTCTTAAACCCATACTCCGTAAGCTCCCACACTGTATTGGCTAAAAGACTGCTCTGCCTTATCAAATAGTTTAAAGCTGCTATAAGACCTGCTATGCCTAGTATAGCTGCTGTAGCTACTGGTATCCATTCTGTTCCTGATCTAACAGGCTCTGCTAGTACTAATATCATCTTTGCACCACCTTCTCTAAGCCTCTAAGGTACTTAAGTCGTTCATTTATGTTACGTATCTTAGGCTTCTCAAAGACGTTTAGAAACCTACCAGTTGCTTCAGCGGGGCTCTGATATGTCCTGTTTAGATACTGTTGTCCTTCAGGCTCTGATAGAGCATAGTCTACCTGCTTCTGCCACGGTATCTGGGAGGCATCACGTACTCCATGGGCATTGTATAGCCCTTCTCTTCTTGGTCCTGTATGCTGGAATAGTCCTACCCCACCCTTACTAACACCCTTCTCTTTTATACCAGGATTAAACCCAGACTCAGCTTGTATGTTTGGTAGTATACCCATTGCTTTATTATGGGACAGTCCTTTGGTGTTAACAAGGTAATCATATATGTCAGCTGGGGCTACTTTGGCTTTAGTACCTATTTCAGAGGTTCCTCCTTGACCAATACCCATCCAAGCCTGTGGTTTCTTTGCTCTACCCATATTGTCTATAATAGGCATGGCTCCTGTAGAAGGATCTAATGGCATACCTGTACCTGATATAGCCATAAGCATATCTAACATAGGCATCATATCAGTAGTATTATCATCAGGGAATATACCATAGTTATCATTACCCCCAGCCATTGCTTTTATAAGGTCTTCTATCTTAGGCATGATAACTCCGATTAGCCTGTTTTAAAGGTACCTGAGGCTTCCATATAGGCCCACCATTGAACGATCTACCCCTAGTAAGGGGTAAGGCCTAGTCCTTCTCAAATAAGGCCTTCTCAGCCTTCCTACGACGTTCTAGGCCTTTTAGTACTCTTGTACCTACCTTATTCCATCTTAGTAGTTCATTAGCGGCTCGTAGGTAGTTACCATGATTAAGGTATCTACGTAGGGTAGACCTTAAGAAGGCTTGTTTACCTATATTAAAGACAAGAGAGACAAGAGCTGAGTACTGGTTATCTGATAGCTGAACACCTATTGAGTAGTCTACTACATGTTCTGCCCACTGTAGATCTTTAATAAGGTAGGCGTTGGCTTCTTTCTCAGTAATCTGATCTCCCTGTTGTACAAACTTAGTATGTCCATAGCCTATTGTCCACAGACCAGCAGGGCAGCGGTAGGCCTCAAGGGACAGGCCCTCAAACTTCTTGATTAGATCTAGACCTTCCTTGGTTAGTTTCATAACCATCCCCTTAAATACGCTATAAGTACTGATACAGCTACGCTAATACATCCTGCACCAAAGTAGAGCTTACCTCTTAGGTGTGATAGCTCCTTGAAGACCCTAGCAAACTGGTCATCCATCTTATCTTCTATGCGGTCTAGTCGTTGTTGTATGTTGGGATGTGTCATTACTTCATCTCTTCCTGTCTAGGTATGCTTTTAATAAAGTCTAAGGTACTAGCTGGTTTAGGGGTATCCTCCATAGAGTTTAGAAGATGTAGTCCTACTTGTAGTAGTCCTGGGTGCCATCCTTGTCGTAGGCCTGTAAGACCTTCAACGGGACCTCTTGTTAAGGTCTTTACAATGCGCTGTTCTCCTGGTATAAGGGATGCTCCGTGTTGTAGTGCTTTGTCTGGTCTATCTATAAAGCCTGTTACAGCTGGGTAAGGCTGTAGATCAAAGGCACCAGTAGCGGCTTGTATTGGTAGGGAGTTAGGTACGTCATAGCCAGTAGCTGCGATAATGGCCTCTCTCATCATTAGGGGGTATGCCAGCCGTTTAGCCATTAGAGTAGTGTTACCTATCATTGCATCGCCTACCATACGGTTAATAGTATTACGAGACCATGTAGTAAACGGGATAGCCTCACCAAGCGCATTAGCTAATAGCTGTGGTTTATCAAATATTGAGTATATGTAGTTTACCCTTAAGGTACGCATAAGCCCTGCTCTAAAGGCAAACTCTTTGATACCGCCCTTAAGACCTTCCTGTACGTACTGAGCTTGTCCTGGCAACAATCCCTCTAAATGAACCGCCTTAGGGCCATTACGCAGTATATCATCATATACACCAAGGGATATCGCTGACCGGTTGTATCTGTCCAACCCAGTAAACCCCTTCATTAGAGCCTGTGTCATCTTATCTATGCCTTTATGAAACCCGCTTAAGGCCTGTACATCTTCGTTAGACTCTAGTAACCTAATACTGCCTGGTTTAGAGAAGATACGCTTAAACCTGGCAGATACTGCTTTATACTTACTAGGCGTTTTAGCAGCAAGTTTCATTCCTCTAAGTACTGATTTAATGCCTATCTCAGGAGAACCTACGTACATGGGCTGTAGTATCTGTTTAATGTGAGCAGTTGGGTTAGCTCCTATCCAAGAGGAGAACATAACCTTGTTCATGTCACGTAAGAGCTGCTTACCCATACCAGGCTGTTGAGCATCTACTACGTCCCTAATACGCTGCATGGTCTGTTGACCCTCTGAGGATACAAGAGCTTCTATAGGAGCTTCGTAGGTAGAGCTAGTGGAAAGGCCTGTAGTTCTCTTAACGTAATCCATCAGATAGTTAAGTTCCTTGGTCTTACCCTTTAAGCCTAGTATAGCACGATTATAGTTGATCTGTGCTACTCGTTCGGGAGTTAATAGAGCTTCTACATGGGTCTCCCAGATACGTCTATCAATAAGCTTTAAGAGATCGTCTTCATACACCTCTTTAGGAAGTTTAGCTAGTTTAGCTCTATGCTTGACGGTACTTGGGATAAGATCTCCCAGGGTCATCTGTTGCTGTTTCAGTGAAGGTACTACCACCTTATCTGGATTAGCTACATGTACCTTGAGACGGCGCATGGTGGGGATATAATCATCTAGTTTACCTATCTTATGTCCTTTGTTCTTTGCCATTGTATGGATAACATTAGACATTCTATCTACTAGGGGTTTAAGAGGCTGAAGCTCAGGAGTAAGAGGTATCTCGCCACGTAGCATTTTAAGAGCGTCTACGCCTGACACACCTGCTGTATTAAGACGTTTAGTTATAATGTTTCTTACTCCATACAGAGTAGCTGTTTGTCTAGCTGCTGCGTTCTTCGCTGTTTCTAGTGCTGCTGGGATAGTAGTTAGTGTGGTAGAGTGGGCTGCATCAATCTTGGCAAAGGCTTCTGTGGCGTTAAGACCAGATAAGGCTTCGTCGGATACCCCAGGAACTGTGGCTGGATCTACCCCCATTGATTTAAGGCTTTTATTAAAAAGAGCTAACTGATTGTTACGGGCTATATGGTCTGTAGCTATCTGCTTTTCTACTGCTGATATTTCGTTACGAGTTCTCTTTACTGCTGTACCAGGAGTCCAGCGTTTATTGATAAGTTCGTATGGGTTCTTGGGGGCCTTAATAACACCCAGAGGTTTCTCACTTAGATCAAACTTCTTGGATTGAAAAGGGTTCTTTACTGGTCTTCTAGTAAGTATCTTAGAGGGGAACATCGTCTTTAGGTTCTTATTGGCTGTAGCAATACCCTCTTCCATTTCATCAAAAGCAACTTTAGACTTAGCTTGTCCTTCGGCAATCTGCGCTTTTAGTCCAGATTCGTGTCCCATCTCCTTAAAGAATGAGTCCACTTTAGGGGATTTCTTAGGGATTATGCCGCTTAGTATCATCTGTGGTAGGGTCATTGCTCCAGTAAATGCTGCTCCTGCCTGTCGTGCTGGTAGTGTCTTAGCTCGTTCTTTTATGTTCTCTACCATACGCTGGAATATACCAGAAGCTTCTGATTGCTTAGGCTCATACTGTATGTTCTGTGCTTTTGCTATATCCTTAGGTTCTGTAGTACGTTGAAAGATTATATCTGATAGCTTTTGTAGTGGATCTGCCTTCTTACCTGCATGAGCTATCTGTGCTCCTGCTACTGCTGCGGGAACATCTAAAGCATACTTGGTAGGAGTCTCCAGTAGTTTAGGGATTACTGCTGCTGTTTTATATGCATCATAGGCTTTCATAGCCTTTCCTAAGATCTCCATGAATGGGGACTGTTCCTCTTCTTCAGAAGCTTTAGGAACACTCTTAACGAAGTCTAGAGCCTTGGAAGGAGTTTCTGCTGGAACGCTTTTAACGAAGTCTAGTGTGGATGCCATAGGGTTTACTTAACAAGTCCTGGAAACTCTGTATCTATTACTTGGGCTATCTCTTCATCTGACTTACCCTGAGATCTTAACTCTTGCACTCTACCAGCAGCCACTGCTACTTGAGGATCTTGTGCCACTGGGGCTGGTTGTGCTGCTTGTCCGTATGTACGGTTATATGCTTCTCTAGCCTCTGCCATTTCGGCCTCTGGGGACTTAAATGTACCACCAAAGGTTTTGTCAATCCACCCCTTATTACCAGACTTCATAACACGCCATTGAGTCAAGAACTGATTGAATGTAGGAGGTGCTTCTCCTGCTGTCTGTGATCTAAAGGTTATAAGGTCTCTAGATGCTTTGTCCTTAATGGCTTGTTGGCTTGTATCATAGTCCTGTCTGAACTTCTCTTTATCATAAAAACCTGGCTCATCTAAAGACTTTTGGTTAAGTTCTACTCGTTGCTTGTACGCTGGATCTGACTGTCTCATAATATCAGCTATCTTCATCATGGTAAGCTTACCCATAATGTCTGATTTAGAATCAGCGTAGTCTTTACCTGTACCAGCTATGGTATCTCCTAGGCCTTCGAAGAGTGCTTTTAGTGCTCGTTTACCTGATGCCATATTGTTGTCCTTTATCCTACGCCATTTACCCAATCTACTCTACGACGTTGGAGGTCGTCTGCTTGGGCCTGTCGGTTTTCTTCTGGGCTGTCACCTAACCTATATTGCTCTACATCCTCATCAAGTACCCACGGGGCGTCGCCTTCAGGCCATAAATCCCCATAGGATCTGATAAGATCGTTACCCGCTAGAGCCATACAGGTGTGATAGCTATCTCCATCATCTTTGTTTTCAGCATCACAGTTTATTTGTCTATTTTGGTAGTCTGTGAGAGCTAGGGCTTTCTCCTCGGTCATCTGGCCTTTTACTTCTAGTTCATATCTTAGTTTATCTATTTCAGATCTTATCCTGTTGAATTCTATTTCAGCATCTGTACCTCTTATTCTGTCGAGGACATTGGCTGTGTCTAGTTCTAGTTGTTTCACTGAGATCTTGATATTCTTGTTCTCTATCTGGGCTGCTTGTTGCCAGTTGCCTGATTGGATAGCTGCGTTGAATTCTTGTTCATTGCGTTGTTGTAGCATTTGGGCTTCTGCTGCCATGCGGTTGGATTGTAGTTCTAGGAAGGCTTGGCGTTGGGTCTGTTGTAGGTCTTCTTCGCCCATACGGTTTACTCTATCACCAAGACCAGAATCTGTAAGGCCTCTTTCGGATAAAGACTCGTATCTTTGTTCTCTAGCTGGTCTAGCCTGACGTTCTAGATCTATGTTAAGGGCTTCACGGCTTGCTCCGAATTGGGAGTCTAAAGCACTGCGTATACCTTCCAGGCCTGGTAGCTTAATCTCAGGTACCTGTATAGGAGAGATATTCATGGGGGAGTTGAGAGCGTTGGCATCAAAGCCGCCTCCCATGGGGAACATACCACCTGCTGGGGCGTTGGGTATTGGAGGAGCTTGAGGATCTGCTATTTCAAATTGGGGTCCGCCTTCGTTTAGGCCCTTCTGGACATTATTAATGTTATTCATAGAGTTATGATAAGCCCGTCCACTCAACGCATTCTCAGCCGCGGCATTATGCACCTGCCCAGCGTAGCGGCCCATAGAGCCCTGAGAGCCTGCGCTAGTTAAGTTCTTAAATTGATCCCATAGTTTAGTTTGAGCCATTATATCTTCCTCCGATCCATACTACCATACCGAGTCGTTCCAAAAGGAGTTCCAGAGCCTACTGAAGATCTTTCGTACTGATCACCAGCCATTGCTCTCTCCTGCCTACCCTGTTGGAGTTGGGCTAAAGAACGTCTACGTCCTTGAGCATTCATGGCCTTTATCTGATTCTTACGGTTCTTGCTCTTCTTGTAGTCATAGTTACGTCTCTTTTCACCTTCACTAAAGGCTGCTCCTATACCCTTCATGGCTGATCCGGCTGCTCCCATGCCCATCTTGTACTTAAGCATCTTTTCTTGGTATTTACCATAGTTGTCTATCATCTTTTCCCAGGGTTCTTTTTGAGGGGGTGGGGTAGTAGTTCCGTTATTCAATGGGCTTTCAGCTATTGAGCTTTGTACGTTCTTACCTAGTGTCTGTGAGTCTGGTATATTACTGAACTTAAATGTGCCTCCTGGTTGGGAAGAGCTTTGGGGAGGACTAGACGAGAGCGATGGTCTTGAGGATACCTGAGGACCCATTGGGTTCATCATGTTGGAAGGTATCTTGGGGGCTGGAGCTTCACCTGATAGAGTGGGAAAGGAAGGAGATTGGCCTGCTTCTGCTGAGGGAAAAGCTAGATCAGATACGCTGGACATTAGGTTTGTACCAAAGCCTGGTTCTGTTACTGGCATAGAAGGGGCTGGGGGAGGCATATCTACTGGAGGAGCCATTGAGGCCATGTCCATTGGAGGCATAACTGGTGCAGATACAGGAGGGGTCATAGGCATAGCTGCGCCTGATATAGCGCCTAGGTCAGGTGCTCCTACTGCTCCCATGCCTGCGCCTTCCATGCCACCAGCTGCTCCCATTCCTCCTGCCATGCCTGCTGAGGCTGCCATCATAGCTGGGCCTGAGAGCACTCCTAAGGCTTGTCCAAATTCTGGGTCAATCATTGTAGCTATTTGAGCTAAGGGGCCGCTTCCGCTTAACATGGTGTATCTCCTTTTTTAAGGCTCCAGCGTATTTCATTCTGGTATTCATTATTGTATATACAGGACTCAGGTAGTATACAATCTTGGGTAAAACCTGCCTGTTTGAGTATCTTATTGGTACGTTCATCTGATTCTAAGGTTACACAGAGGAGCTTGTCTGTGGAGCCTTTAAAGAGGTATAGGCCTAGATCCTTGGCTATCTGTAGTCCGTAGCCTTTGCCTTGTTTATGTTTAAGAAGGATTATAGAGATCTCTGTTATACCTGTGTTAGGGTGAGGGGATATATGGGAGAAGCCTATCTTGTTACGTCCTTCATATATAGCCATGAGGCTTCCATACTTGGTCTGTATTGAACGAAACTGTATCATGTTGAGGTAGGGCTGGACATGTCTAAAGTAAACCCCGTAGGAGGGATCTATGTAGAGCTTGAATAGGGTGTCACAGTCACACTCTGTAGCGTACTGATATCTTAGTAAGGTTTTGTCCATAGTTTAGCTCCGTCACTGTAGAGCATTAGTGCTTCATAGTTAGAGCACATTACGTAGGAGGCTTGATTGTCTATTGTTTCTCCGCCTTCTCCAACGATTGTTATATTATAAGCATTACCACATGCTCCTGTTTCATCCTTAAATATCCATATACGACCTGCTTGACCTGTTATCTGAGACGTAAGAAGAGTTATGGTGTAGGAGGCTGCAATGGTAACGATACTAACTATAACTGTACTAGCTGCTACGTTAGCTGTAGTGGTTATCTCTTCTCTATTAAGAGAAAGCTCTTTAATACCTGTGGATATAGTAGGAGCAGCAAGTGTCTTTGCGCTAAGAGTCTGAGTGTCAGTAGTGCCTACCAGGGTTCCACCTACTCCATGAACGGCTGTAGAGTCTACTTCATGGGCATTAATGTAGGTATTGGTGTTATCAATATCAGCATCAATCTTGGTGCCAGGAGAAGCCTGGGTTCCTGTTCTGGTGTATATTCTATTTACTGCCATAAGGTCTCCTTACCATGTAGATAGTAGTGCTCTTTTCCAAGTATTTGTAGAAATACAGAGATAAACATATGTATCATCAAAAGCTATTGTACCTTTAACCCCAGGATCTGTGGCTGCTGTGGGTACTGTAGCTGATGGTAGTTCTAGGAGGCGATGCCATACGGCTAGTCTCCATGAGTCTAGTTCTGGGTCTTTAAAGCTTTTGGGTGGTGCTCTTAGTGCCATTAGTAAGTAAACCAACGTCTTCCTAGCAGTTTAGCTGCTAATAGTAAGCGGTTGAATTGGAAGTTAGAAGAGCCTGTGTTGTTCTCTATCTTGAATCTAATTGTTCTAAAGGAGTCTTGGGTAAGGCCGTCAGCTGTGAAGGAGTCGCTTAGTTCCTCGTAACTGTCCCAGTCTATATCTATGTCCCAGTCCATCTCTGTAGCCCAGTTAAGTTGAGCTGAGGATAGGGACATTGTATCTGAGGTTTCGGTACCTGCTCCTTTATCATAGGTTACTGTTATGGTAAGGCCGCCTGTATCAGTGGCTGAGGCAAAGCCTACTAGCTCTCTAAGGAACTTCATTTCGCCTTCGTCCCCAAAGTCGTAGTATTTAGTGGTACCGTAGGCGTCTACTTCTATGTTACGAGCTGAGGCATCATCTATGTAGAAGGTAGAGGTAAGGTCTGCTACACTGTGGAAGGATATTCTGGATAGGATTGCTGTGGCTGTGAAGACTACGGACATTTGGGACCAGCCTGAGGAGGCTGCTAGGGAAGTGCCTTCTACTGCATTTGTACCGTCTGTGTCTGTCTTTTCTATGATACAGTCGCTGGAGGCTGCTGTGTTGCCATAGGCATATATCCTGTAGCGTTCTCCAACTACTGTGGTTATGTCTTGGTATATACCTTCGTCTATGGCATCTGTTACTACTTTACAGCAGTGGGTTCCTTGGTAAGGGCTGGTAGTGGACTTCTCTGTAGTGGTAGGGGTTCCTAGGTCTGTCCAGCCTGTTGGGTTAGTACCTGTGTCTGCTGCTCCAGCTGCTTCCATGGAGCCGTTGGTTATAAGTTCTGTAAGGGATTCTACACCTTTACGGGACTCGGAGAGGCGTAGTATTACACCGTCTGTTGTTCCTATGAATAGTTCGTATTCACCTGAGGTTGTGTTGTATACTTGGGCTGAGCAGTTGGCTGATATGTTCTTAATGGGCCAGAGGGAGTTGCTGTTGTAGTCGTATATGGAACCCCAATCATTGTAGGTACCTCCAGAGGATCGGTAGAAGGAGAAATACCAGTTGCGTTTACGGTAGAAGGTTCCTACTGCTGAGTTAAGAGATCCTTTGGCTAGGCCATCAAAGTGTTCGTAGCATTTGTATTCTTCACCTGTATCTGGTACTGGTAAGTGGTATATGTTACCGCCTTCATCTATGGCTTTAAGACCTTCTTGGGAAAGAAAGATCACGACTTCACGTAGTACGCCTTCTGCTGTTACGTAGCCTGTTGATACTGTATGTCCTGATACAGCACCTACACCCTTTTTCCAGTCTCTGGCTACTGTGTATGAGTAGTCTCCGTAGCCTGTTACATAGCCAATGGAGTTAGACTTAAATACCAGTAGTTTCTCACCTAGCTGTCTTACGCCTGTTATAACTGTACCATCGTCTGTATCAAAGGACCAGTACTGCTCTGCTTCATCCCAGCCTGTTGGTGAGTCTCTATCTGAGTACATTACAGCGGTAGGAAGCTCAACCCCTAGGATAGTACAGTGGGCTGCTACCAGTCTATCGTTGAAGGTAGCAAAGTACTTGGCTCTGGTGGTTGCTGTCCAGCCGTTTGCAAAGGAGGACATCTTGACTGCTGCTGGGACACCTGTTACGTCTCCGTCCCATACCCATGGTTCTTGTGAGAAGTTGGTTCCTATGGCTCTATCGTTGACACAGACTACGCTATGCAAGGTATCTGAGAAGTTACCCATTACGCCTTGAATAGCTACCCATTTAGAGGTAGCTACGTCCCAGTAGTATAGAGTAGTATCTGACATGCACATGAGGAAGTTCGTAGTATCCCTCATTTGGAAGTCAAAGATACCGTTAATGGAGTTGGTGCTACCTGAACCACCTATTTGAGCTGAATGGCGTACAAAGCCTGGTACTTGCTGTAAGGAGCCATCGTACCAGATTACGTTCTGGCAGTCTGCAAACTCGTTATCTTTAACCTGGCTGGAGAGCTTGTTGGAGTTCAACCCTCCGGAAAACTCGGATAGTTCGATAGTTTTGATCTCTACTTCGTTCTGACCCATGTTTACCCTATCTTAAAGGGGTATCCTGTGATACCAGATGAGGAGCTTAGGTTCTCTACTCTGCGCTTTCTTGCTTGGTTACGGCTGTTTCCTTGCTGTTGTTTAAGGCGTAGGATCTCTGCTGTGTTACGTTCTTTTATCTTATCTGCTGCTTCAAATTCATAGAGGTTAAGGTGGCCTGTTTCTACTGCCATTTCTAGGACAAGGCCCCACCACTCCTCTGGAAGATCTGGTACATCTTCTACGTACTCTAAAGACCATGGGAGTTGTAAGGCATAGATGTTAAGGGTATTGGCACCTGAGGGGATTGGTGCTAGTATTAATCTTATATACTGGGTACGGAGCTTGTTGGGTTGGATTACACCTAGTATGTTACCATCTGAGTCTTTAAGGGTTATATCACCTACTGTAGAGGCTGATACCCTGAAACGTATAACGGTGGTAAAGGAGCCTGTTATAGCTACTGAGGTGGTACCGTTAAGGGATACTGAGGTAGGGGATACTGTGTCTCCTGAGGCATCTTCACCTATTACTTTAACGGTTTGAGAAGCGTCTGAGGCGGAGGAGGATACTACGGTTAGGTTGCCTGCTGTCTCTGGTTGGGCTTTAACTTCATATATACCTTCTACTGCATAACAATAGGGGTTACCTGTAGTAGATTGATCTGGGTCTGAGTTCTCTATGTCGTTTACTGATACTTCGTCTAGGGTTACATTGGTATCTTGGTCTACTATGTTCTTAATACGTCTATAGGAGCATTCTATGTAGTATTCTCTTTGAGAGGCTACGGTATCAAAGGATATAGGTCTATTCTTATGGTCAAAGTCTATTTCTCTGTATAGACGGTCTTGAGCATCGTTGATCCATCTGTCTACAGAGGCATTAGTTAAGGAGGCGTTCTTAAGCCTAGCCTTTATCTCTGATCTTAAGTTGAGTAGATTCCACTGTGTTGACATGTTATTAACCCTTCATTAAATAGCCCTCAGGCTTCCATATTGCCCCGTGGTTGAACGATCAGGGGCTGGGTGGGGGGTAGGCCATTAGAACGCTGGTGCACTGATGGAAAAGTAGAAGCTGTCAGATGTGTCTGAGAAATCATTGGCCTGAATTGAGGCTGGAGGAGCAGCAACTGCATAAGCATTAATATAAGATAATGTTCCTACAGTTTCCACCATTGCGGAGAAGTTATTGGCTCCAAGTCGAAGCTTTCCTGAGCCAAAGTATGCTTGGGTGGCTGCTCCTGCTGTTGTGTAAGGAATGTACCAAAAAACGTTCACAGCATTGGCTCCAGCTGTTGCTTGTGTAACGAAAGCCCCTTGAATGTGTTGGATACCCTTTGCATCCAGTTGATACTTAATTGAGGAGGTGGGGCTGAAATTAAGGTTTGTGGCTGCTGCTCCTCCTTCATCAAAGACTTCTGTTGCATCTTTACAACCATTCTGACCAACCGGCATGGTAAACTTGGTAGCAAAGGCATCACGAAGAGCATCTTCTGTACATCCACCTGAGTTGGCTGCTGAGATGGTAAGGGAGGGTACCCATTTGGTTGCATCATAAGTCATGCTAACTGCACCTATTAAGGACATGGATTTACCATTGTAGTCTGTACCATCTACGTAGGATACGGCTACGATACCTTGGTCATCGGTTCCTGAACAGGCTGCGTCTGTGTAGGCGAAGTCTGCTTCAACTGGGGCAAAGCGGTAGACGGGGGAACGTGACATGCCTAGTTGGACACCTGCTTTAGCGTTGGTGCCATTGATGAGGTAGATGAACCAGGGCATGGCAGAGGCCCAAGCAGCATCTGTGATACCAAAGACAGCGTTTTGGAAGGAGGTAACCCAGGGGATTGTCCAGGTAGAGCCTGAGATGTCTAGGAGGACTGTGGCACCTCCTGTAGCACTGGGGAGTTCTACTAGGGTTTTACCTACTGTTGATACTACTACGCTTCCTCCTGCTACTGATGTTAATAGTTTTCCTTTTCTTATTACTGACATGGTTTGTTCCTTTTATAGAACCTATTTCTAGGTAAGGGTTATATACTGCTTATGTGGACGTTACAGTGCTTGATTGTAAATTCTGAACCATCTGTTAGGTTGGCTGCTGATAGCCAGATGCAATCTCCTGCAAGGATTGTTTCAAAGCCCGATGCGGAGCGAGAGCGTATTTGGCCTGATGAGTTGTCTTCAATCCCTAGAGCCTGGGAGCCATTATAGATAAACATTCCTCCGTAGGATTCTTTCTTATAAGACATTTATATTATCCACCAGTTAGAGTTACGGGCTATTAGGGTTACTGCATCATAGTCTACTGATAGGGTTAATGATGCTGCTCCGTCTATTGTTTCTGCGCCTTCTGTAGCTATAACTATGTTTTGGGCTGATGCGTTACCGCCTTCGTCTTTTATAACGAGAATACGTCCATCTACACAGTCAAGTGATTTAATTGTTATAGTATCAGCACCTGCAGTATCACAACCAAAGTAATAAGAATCACGAGATGTATCTACTGAAGCTGTTACGGCTTCTACGTCTACTGAAAGGGCTTTAATAGAGAGTCTGCCTGTACCATGAAGACGCATTTGTTCTGCACCACGAGGGCTGAACATTATATAATTGTCGTCTGTAGTTGGGGCTGAACCCGTTCCTACATTCACTCCTGTGGATATTACAGCACCTTCTTGATCGTGAGTAATGCTGACCCATTGGTTGTTAGAAAGATCAGGATCAACGGCAGAGTGAATGAAAACGGTTGGGTTTGTAGATGCCCCAGAGTGATCATAGTCCTTAGACCTCCAGTCGTAGTGACCATAGATGAGGTTGCTATTGACATATGGAGCTATGTGCATACCATCATCCGCATAAGCACCTATGTAACTAGAGAGATAGGCATAGATGCCGTTACCGCATGTGAGGTCATTGCCTATAGTCACGTTGCTATCCAAATAACATAGACCATCTACCTCTAGCCTACCGTTTACATATAAGTCGTCGTCAGAGGACAGATGTGTTGGAGTCCCAGCCGAATGTCCTATCTTTACATAACCATCTGTACCTGCTCCTGCTTTTGCACCACCGTATATTTGAACAATACCGCCGTTGTGGACGCCTGCTCCGCCTGAACCAGCAGCATCTGCTGCAATGGTAAGACCAACACCGTTAGCATCAGCTATGCCTTGGGTGGGGACGGTTATAGAACGTGCTGCTGAGTTGGCTAGGGTTAGATCACCGTCAAGGGCAAAGGTGGCCGCTGTGGTTCCTGTGTCGGTGTTCTGGGCGTGGCTGGCTGATATGGCTGCCTGTGCTGCTACGCTCAAGTTTGCATCAACGTCGCAGGGGCCTGCGGCTATGACTGACTGAGCACCTGCGGAGAGGGCTACGTCGGCTATTGCACCTGCGGATACTGTGCCTAGATCGGCTATTGTACGGCCTGCGTTGGTCCAGTTTGAGGCCATAGAGTCAATGTCAAGGGTTGTAATGCCTGCTACAGGGCCTTCTAGGTAAGCTGCGTAGTTGGTACCGCCACCTGCTGATGTGGCGTATATACCGTAGGAGGTTTGGGTTACTTGGGAGGCTGCTACGGCATAGAGGCCATAGTTTAGGGATCCACCTTGTGAGGAGGTGTAGTAACCATAGTTGGTGTCTGCTGATTGTACGTAGGAATAGGCACCATAGGCTATGGAGGTTCCTGCTGAGTCTCCCGTTACGTAGAGGTCTAGACCTTTGGTTGTTTTGCTGCCTGCATCTGTCGCACCGCTGTTGGTTATTTGAACATGTTGTCCTGTTACGTAGCAGTGGTCTGTTGAGGTGTCTGCTCCGTCTTTGGTTATACCGATTGAGTGGCCGTAGATGTACTGGTCTGTGGCTGTTACAACAGCGTGGTCTACAACGGTAATTAACTGGCCGTAGGTTTGGATACCAGTTGTTGCAGTTGTTACAACATCTACGTCTATGCCCTTGTTGTTGGTGGTAGCTGTAGTAAGATCGATGTCTAGGATACCTGCTGTGAATGTGTGGGGGGTAGAGCGGGCGTCAAGATACATCATGTCTGTTGCGCCTTGAATCTGTTTGTAGTCTCCTGAGAGGACGTTAAAGGGGGATGTGGTGAGGAGGCAGTTGGGGGCCGAGGCTGTGTCCCATTCGATTGAAGCGTCTGGGGTGCCTGTTACGTTACCAAATTTGATTGGTATGTCGTCTGCAAAGAAGTCAGCACCGCCACCTGCAAAGGAGGCACCACCATCTGAGTCAATCCAGGCTACCTCTACGCCTGCTGAATCAACAAAAGACACTTTGTTTCCTGCTATAGCGTCTCCCATCTTTATTACGAGGTCTTCTCCTGATGGAGCTACAAGGTCAAGGGCGCCTTCTGTTATGATCTCATCATAGGAGGTTACTTTACCTGTAAATACATTAGCTGAGTAATAAACAGTCATACTGGTCCTCCATTCTTATCCTACTCTAACAACGTCCATGCGGTACGCTGTTGAAGCGTCTTTGTTAGCGACAATTATTTTCCAGCGTAGCCAGGAGTAGCAGGCTAGTTTCTCTTGGTTATCTGCTGCCACGAAGTCGGCTGTAAAGTTGGCAACCCCAAAGGTAGCGTTGGTTATATCATCATATTCGATTGAAGCTGCTGTGGTTGAGTTACTAGCTGCTTGGCAGGAGCCTTCTAGGGTACAGGTTATGGTACCACCTGCTCCGCCTGCGGTCCATTCTAGCTGGGTTCCTAGCTTACGGGAGCCCATCATGCTTACGTAGTGGTAGGTAGTGCCATCTGCGGCAGAGCCTGCGGCTACGTTAAAGAGGGTTGTTGTTATCTTTCTGGATTTTACTGCTGACATAGGTTTCTCCTTTTATGTCCTAAAGCTAATTCTACGGTTCTAAGAGGTTGAGGTGGGGTTAATGGTTAAATACAAGGAGAGGGGTACGTTTTAGTACCCCCTACCATTTACTTAACCGATTTTACGGGTTTGGCTGGTTTCTGAGCTAGAAGTTTCTCGATTGCTCGATATTCTCCTTGGATGGCTTTCATCTCGTCAACACCGGCCTGGATCTTACGGTCAAGCTCTGAGCGATGCTTGCCCAGCTCCTGCACTTGGGCCTTCGTCGTTTCAAATCTTTCCGTTATCTCGGTCTTCATTGCTTCGAGTTCCATGGTACCTCCTGATTTACAGTATCTTAATTGATACTGGGGTGAGACAGATACTAGATCACCTCCTATCAGTTAAATAGGTTAATGGGTTGATTATACATCAACACCATCTACTTCCTCGATGAAATCTGCGAAGTCTTCTGGATACTTCTCTGCCAGTTTCTTCATCATACGTTCCATCTTGATTCTGAGGGTTTTGCCTGTTTTAGCTGAATAGGAGTTAAAGTGCCATTCTCCGTCATCATTATGAGGAGAAAGCTGCGTTGCGGTACCAGCTGCATCAATAACGAAAGCTTCGCCACCTGAGCTGTAGAACTGCACAGCATTGACGATTGCTTGACCGGCCTGAGGAGGCGTAGCTGCGTTGACAATAGTTAAAGTATTATCTTGAGCTGTACCTGCGCGGTCTACGACACCGCCGATTTGGAGGCCTTGACCACCGTTGGGGACTGATACCCAACCCTTGGTTGCATGTGTAGTGGACTGGATAACAAAGTCTTCACCAGACCCATCACCACCTGCAATACCACACTGGTCAATGATTACGTTGGCTGTACCCTTGGCCTGTAAGAGCAAGTCAATATGGGTATCGTCACCGAGGGCCTTGATGCTGGGGGAGCCATCTGCGGCACAAGCGGTGATTTCAATATAGTCTACTGCTGCTGCGGCTGTCTTGAGGGACAGGATTTCTTCAGCGTTTTTGGCGTTGAAGAGGAAACCTACGTCATCTTCGCCATCGTTCTGCATAATGACTTGGACACCAGTATCGCTGGCTTTTAAGGTAGCCCAGTTGACTGCGGCGGTTCCGCCACAAGATACTTGGAAGATAGGTTCTGAGGCTGCGTTCTGGAGGATAAGACCCATATCAGCGATGCCAGTTGCCCGAATAATTGGGGAAGCAGCTGCTGAGTTGATGAGATCCATGTAGCATACACCAGTTGCTACTGGGGTACATGCAAAGATAACTTCATCTTGATCGTTTTCGAACTTGAAGCCCTTGTCTGCTGTGCCCATACAGGCTAAGCTGATAGGATCTGCTGTTGCTGCGTTCTTGACCTGGAGGTAGTTTACAGCCGAGCCGGTTGCTTCAACCAGAAGGACTTCGTTACCTGAGGAGTCAAGGAGACCACCGTCGTCCATGAACTTGATGTCAGAGCCTGCTGTAATCTGTAGAAGATTGGCAGCAATGCTGATTTCATCTGTACCTGCTACGGCAAAGTTGATGGTTTTGCCTGTGAGGCAGTTGACTGTGGTATCGCCACTATTGTCATGTCCGATGTAACATTCCGTACCTGCGGGAAGGGTTACAGCGTTCATGATTACGTAACCACTGTTGTCTAGGTGATTACCCTTCATGTCGAGAGAAGCTGCTGCGAAGGCATATTCATCGGAGCCTGCTACGGCTACGTTGACTGTTTTGCCAGTTACACAGTTGACTGTTAAGTCACCTGAGTTGTCACGGACTGCATAGCAGACTGTGGCCGCTGGGGCTACACCATCGGTATCGAGGATGAGTTCGTCTACCGTGATTGGGCCAGCTACTTCAAAAGCAGCTAGGGTAACTGTGCCTGATGCTGTAAGGTTTACGCATGAGACGTTACCTGATCCGTCGACTTCAAAAGAACCGAGATCAATGGTTCCTGAGGAGCCTACAATGGCGTTTGCACCTATGTTTAAGGCGTTTACGATTCCTGCGTCTGACATGTCAAGAGCATCTGTTACAACGGCTGTTGCACCAGTTGTTTTAACGATTATAGCATCCGTAATGGTTGCTGTGGCATGATAGGCATCTACAACAAGAGCAGAGGCTAGGGTTCCAGTGGCTGAGGCTCTGAGTTCAAAGTCATAGTCATTGGTTGAGTCTGCTAGGTTGAAAATGACATCATTGGCATCAACTGCTACGGTCCATGCACCTGCGTTGTATACTGCGTCGCCTGTAATAGCAGAGCCTGCTATAGCTGCCCAAGAAGTACCGTTACTGAACTTAACGCTATTGGTAGTAGAGTCATAGACAATACCGCCTTCGTTGCCAGAGGCAGCTGCTTCTAGAGAGGCTGTGGCTACTAGAGGAAGTTGATCGTACTTCTCTCCTGTAGCGCATACAGAGCTTCTTATAATGGATTTATTTTTAATCTTTCCTGCTGATAACATTTTGTTACTCCTTAATAAAGGCCAAGGGGGGAGTGGAGTTACCTCCCCCCAAGTTCCTTGGTTTACTTACGCGATTGACAATACTGGTAGACCATAGAGGTATATCACACTGTCTTTTGAGCCACCGCTTCCAGCTGTTACCACAAAGCCAATTTCATCGGCTGTCTGGTCACCTGGGTTATCAGTAGCTGCTGATTCTGTGCATACGGCAAGAGCCTCAGAGTTGTCGGAACGAATACCGTCACCTGCTGTTAAGGTACCTGCTTTAAGCCATGCTTCAAACACACCTTCTATGCCGACCTGAACCTTATCGCCAGAGGCGGAGGTTTTTAGGGCTACGCAAGGAAGATGAATTTCTGCGTTTGGTATTGCTTCTGTGAGAAGAGCTGGGCCTACAGCGTAGACTTTACCTGCTGTCATGCCGACACCATCTTCTACCCACATTACTCTTTGATTACACCCAATAGTAGAATCACCATGGGTATATCCACCAATTAATTCTCCCATATCATCCTCCTATTAGCTTATGCCTGTGATCTTACCCTGGGCGTTACGTTTGTCACACATGATCTGGAGACGAACGTGGAACAGGGAGATTTGGGCTTTCTGTTTGACTGGCTTTGCGAATGGGTCGAACTGGAAGTTCTGACTTGATTCGATAGCTAGGAACAGATGTTTATTGTTAAGGAAGTACATTACACCGGCGGTGCAATCGTCATCCCACAGGATAGGAATGTCTTTGAAAAAGAGTTCCTTGACACCACGTTTTCCGGCCATTTTGGGGTCACCATAACGGACGTCTACGTTGTGTTCGAGTTCATACAACTCATGGATTGCTTGAGTTGTCATGACTGCTGATGGATGGGACTTGTTGGCTTTTAGGTCGTTGTACATGGTAATCATGTCTGCGTAACCTTGGGCTGTAAAGACACCACCAGCGTTTTCAACTGATGCCCACTGAGCGTCTGTGGTGGCTGAGAGGTCACCACATGAGCCTGTAGAATCAATCATTACTGCTAGGGAGTTAAGTTCATCTGCTGCTGGAGCAGCGGCATAACAATCTTCGTTGAGATCGTCGAAGCAAGTGTCTTCTGCTACTTGCTTTTTAAACTTAACGAGGTCATAGATTTTGTGTCTATCACCTTTTGTTTCTGTTAGTTCCTCGTCATTGACCACAACGGTCTGACCCCAGTTGACCATAGCGTAGTTAACGCTACGGGCTGCTGACTGAGGTGTTGCATCAAACTCATCGTACCCACTATAGTAGCCACCAGTTGTGTTGGTGCCTGTATAGATGGGACAATATGCCTGACGTCCCCAAGACTTAATGCGAGCATTTTGCTTGAGGTGATCGAGGGTGGGGTTTAAGACTGTTCTGTTGTCCACTGGAAAATCGTTAAGGACTTCTGACATAAAAGCTGTGAGAATGTCACTATTACGAGATGCAGAGGTATCAACAGCTACTGTAGATCCACCTGGATACATAGTTATCTCCTGATATTAGGCAGGATTAGAAGCCTTTGGCTTTGAGGCGTTCGAGTGCAGCGTCTACACCAGTTAGTTTACCAGCGTTAGCTGAGGACTGTTTGGTGGAGGGTTTGGCTGTAGAGGAGGCTTTACGTTTAATTGCTTCTGCTTGTTTAGAAGCTAAGATGGACTCAGCATACTGATCTGCGTATGCGGCTTTGTATACGGTTTCCAGGAATACGTCGTCTGGCATTGTTCCGTATAGGGCTTTCAGGGGTCCATTGACTGCCTGAGAGAGTACACCGTCTTCTACTTTAGCGTAGGCACTACCAAGCTTGTTCCTTACAGATTCTTTAGCAGCATCCCATTTCATTTGGGCTACTGGTTGGGTTGAGCGAGCTATCCGTTCTTCATACATCTTGTCTCTTTTGGCTAGTTCACTGTCATAACGGGAGGCCCAGTATTGATCTCTTTGTTCAAAGTGCGTAGCAAGTTGTTTTTCAAGATCGTCTAGGGTTGCATTCTCGTTAAGGTTTAGAGCTAGTTTGGGGGGACCGTCTGTTTGAGCTTGGGTAACTTCGTCTTGGTATCCATACTGTCTACGGATGTTTTTGTAGGCTTCTGGATTTGCTATGACCTGTTTTGCCCATGTTTCCCATTGCTGTTGTTCTTCGGCCTTTTTAGCTACTTCGCGTTCTAATTCTGCCTTTCTTGTTGATATTTGATTATTATAAGTTTGGACTTCTTTCATTACATCCTTGGGTTGTTTATCTCCCCAAGTGTCCGGATTATAGTAATCGTATGGTGCAGTTGGTGCTGCTTCAGAGTCTCCTTCTGCGGGGGCTAACTCTGTGTCGTTACTGGCTATCTGGGTTTCGTCTGTAGACTCTCCTGGGGAGCTATCTACGGATTCGTCAGACTCCTGTATATTGACGTTTTCTGCTGGCATGTGTTAAGCCTTTCGGTTATGGGCTAACCTCTATACTAGAGATCTCCCGATGATATACCTTTTTTGGCTTGATCTTTTGTCATTGGTATTTGTGATTTTCCTTTATCCCCTAACTTGGGGGAGAAGTTGCCGCCTAATTGTACCTTGCCTGTTTCTTTGAGCCAGTGTGTCTTTTCAGAGGCGTGTTGGAAGTAGCGGCCTGCTGAGGTGTCATAATGGGGTGTGAAAGAGCCGTCAAGGGTGCTTCCTTGAACGCTAGGGGCTGTCTTGATGATTATACGGTATTCTCCGCCACAAGTGCATGGAGGGCAGATATGGGCTTCTGAGAGCTTTCTGTGCTCTTCTTGTTCTGCTCCACATTCAAAGCATTTGGTGTCGTATAGTGGCATTATACTTCAGGCTCCGTAGACTGTGTAAATCCTCCAACGGCTTCGCCTTCTGTTGGTAGTTGGGCTGCTGATTCAGGGGCTGGAGCTTGTTGCTGTGGGGGTTGTTCTGGGGCTCCTTGGCCTTGTTGTTCTGCGAAGAGCTGGCCTGGCCATTGAGATACTACTTGCATCATGGCCATGTGCATTTCTATGTGTCTTGAAGCCTCTTCTAAAGCCTGCTGTCCTATCTTTGTAGATGGGTCTATCTGTAGGGCAAGGGACTTATGTACAGGGATATGCTCTTCCATGTGCTTTTCGCCTGGGTTGGGGTCTGGGAGCCGCTGTACTTTACCTTCTTCTATGCTGTCCAGTAGTATCTGGTTTTCTGTGTGGGGGGATATGGCTCTACGGACAAAGGCTTCGTCGTTAGATATGGCGTCCCAGGGGACGTTCATGCCTTTGGCTAGGAGTTTCATTGTTTTTTCTGGGTTGATCTTGGCTAGCATGGGTTTGAAGAGTTCTGGGGCTTGGCCTGCTATTTGGAGTAGTTGGGTTAGGCCTTGTGCTTGGCCTCGTTCTACTTGGGTTAAAGACGAAACCTCGAAGTCGTAGTTGTATTCTCCTGCTCTTATTGCTCCTATGTCTGGTTTGAGCCATTCGTTGAATTCGCCTGATATGAATACTGCGTCTTCTGAGGTGTAGTGGGTTTGGATTAGAGAGGCTACTTTCTTGGATACTTCGATTATGAACTTACGGACGAAGTGGAGGAAGTAGGCTCTGCGGATACCTGCGTCTTGGCCTTCTAGGGATACTTCTGTGGCTGTCTTGCGGCGGCCTGCTTGTTGGTCTGCTCTTTGGAACTCTGGGATGCCTAGGACTCTGTCGGCTACTTGGTTTACTGTTGCTATGCCGTTGAAGTAGTCTGAGCCCATTGTAAGGGGGGCTTCACGGACGTAGCGTTTGTTTTGGAGGGTTCCTGGTTGTACGAATAGAAAGGCTCCTTGTTCAGCGTTTTCGAATTTGGAGATTTCGTCTTCGTCTACTGCACCTTGTTCAAAGAGGAAAGTTCCTGGGAAGAGTTGGTAGTGGCGGATCATTAGGGTGAAGAGTTCGTTGGCTGCTAGGGCTTCGTCTTCTATCATAATGGCCATTGGGATGCCACGGAACTTGGAGTTGTTGCGGGTAAAGCGTAGAGCCGTGAAGTGTTCTTTTATGGGGGATGTGTTCTTACGTTCCCATAGAATACGTTTCTTTTTTCCTGTGTCTTTGGTTACAGTATAAATCATGTTTTCTATTAGGTCATGATATTCATAGAGGACTATGTAGTCTGAGGTGTCTTTGGAGTCTTCTTTGGTTTTCTTCTTGGGGTCTGAGTCGTCTAGGGCAACGCCTATTAGGTCTTTGTTGTTCTTGTAGTTGGGGCTGTTCTTTACTGCTTCTAGAGACTCGGTGAAGCGGTGGACTACCCAACGAGCGTTGGTTATATCGGTGCAGAGGGGGTCAAAGAGGAAGTCCATGGGGTCTACACGCTGGGAGAAGATAGAGCCTTTTTCTTCAAGATAGTCGTCATCTGAGTCTGGGTCTGTATCTGAGGAGTAGCCTGTCTTGTCTATGGAAAAGCCTGCGAATAGGGTGTCTTGGATGCATTGTCTGAACTGTTCTTCTACGTCCATCTTCTTTAGTTCGTTGTTTAGTAAGGATTCCATTAACATGGCGCATTTGGCACCATTGTATACTTTGTCTGGTTTTCCTTTTTCTTTGTAGATAAATTCTGGTTTGGCTGCTGTTAACCTTACGTAGGGCATTTCGTAGAAGAGGTTGGGGACAAGGATGTTTACGAAGTTGTAGATGTTGTTTACAATGTATTTGTTATCGTAGCCTGGTTTGGTGTAGTCTCCTTCTAGGTAGCGGAGGAGGCGTTCTGTGGTACTACGCCATGGGCCGTGGGCATCTTTGACGTCTTGGTAGTCTAGGCCTATCTGGATATTCTTAAAGATTTCTTTCTTTTTGTCTTTGGATGCTTTGGACATTGGGCCTCTTTAGATATGCCAGGTTTTGCGTTTGCCGCATTTGGGGAGGTATTTTTCTGGGTTACAGTACTTATCCCAGTCTAGGTAGGAGCCTGCTGGGGCATTTTCTATGTATTCTCGTTCTGTGTTACCTTTGGAGGCTGGTTGGATTATGTCTAGTTGGTATGCTAGGGCGTCTAGGAGGTCGTCGTGACGGCCTGGGAAGCAGAGGAGTTCGGTTTCTAGGTCTTTGTGGGCGTGGGAGAAGAGCATCCAGCCTGCTTTTATGTGGGGTTGTAGACCTTCTATGCGTAGGGTCTTCTTGATACCCATTGAAGAGTTGTCTTTCTTTAGGGCTACTACGTTTAGGGGGAGGTGACGGCGGAGCATTTCCTTCTCTAGTTGTTTGCGGAGCATGTTAGAGAAGGCTACTTCTTCTATGGCTATGGTTCTGGAGCCGTAGGTTAGGTACTGTTGGAAGATCTTTTCAATGATCTCGTCTGGTTCCCAGCGGCCTCTTATTGCGTCTGCTACGTACATAGTGCCATCGGCGTCTGTTCCTACGGTTACTATGGCTGTGTAGTCTGATTCGTTACCTGTGGTGGCTGCTGGGTCTACCGTAGTGGTGAAGATAAGGCGTTTGGGTAGTTCTTTGTACCATTGGATCATTTCGGGTTTGAAGGGTCTTAGTTCATCAGGGACTGGGTTACCCATGTATTCTTGGGCAAAGGCAGCGGGACCGATCTCATCTTCTTTTTCGTCTAGCCAAGCTGTGGTGTAGTGCTGGGGCCATACTGACTTACCATCTTCTCCTCTGGCTCCAAAGTGCTTGATTACCCATTTATCATAGCTGTGGAGGACTGAGATGTCTTTGTCCAGTATACGGCTTAGGAAGGACATTGGGTGGAGAGGGGTGCCTACGATGATTATTTGACCGTCTACGGTTAGGGTATTGATAACAGCTTCCTTGAACCAGTGAACCATGTGGAGCTGGATGTCTTCGGAACGGACGTTCATGTCATTCTCTAGATCGTCCATTATTACTATATCGGGTCTATTACCACGGATACGGCCATTAGCTCCTATAGCTTCGAGCATAGAGCCATTAGAGAGGTGTAGGAGGTTGTTACGCCATGTCTTTGTCTCTTGGGTACCGTATTGGGCTATAAGATCGCTGTTAAGCTCTAGTTCCCTTTTGATCTTCATAAGGAACTTCTCTGCTAGGGTGGCTGAGGCTGATACGATGATGATGCTGGTACCTGGGCAGGAGAGAGCTTTGAACAGAGGGTAGTACAAAGTCCAGAAGTGGCTTTTAGCAAAGCCGCGAGGGGCTGAGATACATACTCTTTTGTGGTCTATAAGACTAAACCACTCGTCATGGAGTGGTCCTAGGAGGGATTTAAAGTGGTGTGTAAGGTATAAGTAACACCATGCCCTGAATTGCTCTGCTGAGTTTAGTTGTTTAGTCATTACGGAGGGGGTAGTACTGGGACTCTACTGACTCTATACTTCTAGTATATCATAGTTTAGGGTGTTCGTCAATAGGTGTTTATGATGCTCATAGTAAGTAGCTGATATTATTGGTATTGTATGCTCTAGGGACTAATTTTATTATTATTATATTTTGAGATGGGGTCATTCCTCTATATAGAATCACAATGGGGGGCCCTAGGGGGTAGGGTATAAATGGGTATATAGGACTAGGATTCTGAGGAGCTAGCGGGGCGGGGGTGTTAGACCAGAGCCAGAGCATGTAGGAGTAGCATGTTATCTTATACTCTTATGTATAGTGCATAAGCCTTAGTGTTATAGGTGTTAGGGTATTGGGTATCTGTATCCTTTTGTCTCCCTCTTGGGGTAAGGCCAGAGCATGCAAGCTATCGCTATCATTATACTAACGCCGCTTGGCAACCTTGCCACGCTCTGTTTTGGTAAGGGTAAGGGTAGCCAAGTCCTATGATCGTTAAACCTGGGGCATTTATGGAAGCCTAATCAATATCAATAGTGTCATTATGCTCTATTGAGCACTATTGTGCGGTCATAGTGTCTTATCGGTTTTTTGACACTGGGTGTTAGTTGACTTTGCTTTTCAATTATAGTGGTTTAGAATCATAGTTATAGGTTGGTTAAGCATTAGTGCAGGTGTATGAGCACCCATGTAATCGGTGTAAGTGGCTGATATCATTGGCCTGGCATGTTGGCATGTTAATTGCTTATATAATAGGTGAATGGCAAGCAAGGAGGAAAACAAAATGATGAATATGAGTAAAAAGGGCTTGAGGAAAGTATTCAGAGATGCTATAATGATTGAAGCAAACGAAGCGAGGGCGTACCTAGTGAAGCACCCAGAGATATATCAGAAAACAATGGCATTAGTTAATAGACGGGATAACTGGTCAATAAGTGCAAAAGAATTGCGAGTGATGCAGGGCTATAATGCTTAATAACTGAAAGGGGATTATATGAGAACAGCGAGAATAACTACAGAAAATGGGGTTTCGTGGAGCACAAGTGTAAATGGTACGGATGAGGAGATTGTTACTTACTTTTTGGGCAAGTGGTTTGATGTTGGGCAGTTTCCCACTGAGGAGATGTCTAAGGTGGTCGAGGTTGTTATTGATGGTAACGCTGTTTACAAATAAAGGGGGATATATGACACGTAAAGAGCATAAAGAAGCAAAAGAGTATGATAGGGGCCCTACACGAGGAAAAGCTCGGTGGGGTAAGACGCGTATGTTAAGCGGTACCAACTGCACTTGTGGCTCCAATTACACTTGTCGGACCTGTTTGGATATTGCACTTAACCGTCAACGCTTTATGGATGCTGTATATAATAAAAAAAAGAAATAACATGATCTTAAAACTAACAAGTGAAAATTTCACTATTACGAAGGTTGATATCTATACCTACGGGCGGGGTCAAGTTGAAATAGTAATAAACGATGCAGATACGGAGGAGATATTAAATCAGTTTGACGAAGAGACACTAAAACGAGCGATTGCGGGGACATTATGACACGCGAAGAAAAAATAGAGTTTCTGTTTCAGAGCGGATGGGATCGGGACGCGCTTTATAGATTAAGCGAGACTGAGATTGATATATTAGTATTTAATGAATGTCATTACATAACAGATTTTATTTAGGAGCGTGCAAAATGAGCTATTGTTATTTTGAACTATTCGAGCAAGCCGTTTGGGAAGAGCTAAGAAGAAAGCGCGTCTGTGTGCCTAAAAGTCTGTGTGACGACGTATCTGAAAGCATTTGGGCAGCGTATCATGAAGGTGACGGAGGTGATTGTCCAGACATTGATGGTTGCGTTGAGGTTATCTCTGATATGGTTGATGGATTATATGCAAAGGCGGATCAAATGCTTGATGTATTAAAAGACGGAGGCGATTGGTAATTAAAGAGGAATAACCCCCATTGTTAGGGTCTAGGTGTGAAGGGTATACCTAGGCCCTATAGAGCGGGTGATCGTTCAATACAGGTCAATTGTGTGCGTCTGAGGGGTACTATGAGAATATAAAGACAATTAGTAAAGTGACAAAGTGGTTACTTGGTGCTTGACAAGGATATAATAGTATGATAGTATAGGTTAGGATGAGGGGATAAAACATGGTAGAGAGAGACCTAAATCAGCAAATCCAGGAGCTTAGAAAGCATCAAGAGTATAGGCATTGTCATAAAGGATTAAAGGCTCTGGATAGGCATATAAAGGCTATTAGAAAGCTGTTTGTTATCAATTATCATAGGATTAGAACAGTCAATGGTTATGAGTATGTTAATGTAGGTGTTGTATTGGTTAATAGAGAGATAATGGAGAGATTAATATAAAAGGGGAAGGATCCTAAATGAGTCAGACATTGGATGAGAAATATAAGGATGCGGTTTGGGAGATGGCTGAGAGGCTAAGAGAGGATTACAGGATATCCCCAGAGTTCGACCTGTTTCATTGTGTTGATTGTGGGGAGACTTTGGACGATGACTGGAAGCCCTGGGAAGCTTGTGAGGTGTGTGGGAGGGTTTACTGTGCTGAGTGTGGTACTGAGGATCTTGTTAATATAAGAGATCTATTGGATGATGAATACCTTGTGTGTGAGGACTGTGGAAAAGAGGTTGTTAGACATGATGAACAGGTTGTGAAGAGGGGGAATTATGAATAGGCAAGGGGTAAGGTCCAGGTGGAGGGCCTCTCAAATGAAATATATAATAATATCATTGTGTTGTCTATTGCTTGCGGGGTGTATTCCAACACCTGAGGTGACTGTGGACTTCTATCTACCAGACTTGATTGAAGACTGTACTGTTGATACTGAATTGAGTGAGGCTCAGTGTATGTATCTTATGTGTAAAGAGGCTATTGAGGTTGTGGAAGAGGGTATTGAGGATGATGTGTAATAAAGGGGAGGTATGTATGAACGTTAACCAAGTCTTAGTAAAGATAGGGAAGTACCCACATATAACTCGTACGAGTTGGTCTGGCTTTGACGGATGTTACTGGCCTGACGAGGATACTATTGAAATAGCGCCAAGAACCATTCCGACTATAGTGATACTTCTACATGAAATGATCCACTGGACAGGACACCGTAAGAGACTCAACCGACCAATAATAAGATCACTTAATACTTATCAACGGTCGAATTGGAAAAACAAGCAGATTGAGGAAGCTATTGCAATATACGGGCAGACTATGTTGAGTAGGAAATTAGGTGTTGGTTTAAAAAGCGCTAAGTACTGGAAACGACTACTTATGGCTTATTTGACGACACTATCTGCAGAAGACAAAAGGATGGCTTATAACAAAGCAAGACAAGCTGTTAGATTCTTATTGAGCTAAGGAGGTATATATGTCTAGTATTGTGTGCCCTGAGTGTGGCGGTTATGGATATTTTATTAGGGAGGAAGATAATGATTAGGTCATGTGGAACTTACTGGGAGACACTGGGTATGGTGTTGGTGTTGTGTTATCTGTTATTGATAATTGTTATGGGCATTCCTTTGGCTTTTACAGCCATATATGATTGGATATGGGGGGATGATGACTATTAGAGAGCTTAAAGAGGCCTTTTGTGATGCTTGTGATAGAAGTAGGGAGCTACAGCACCTTGATCTGGATAAGCTAGAGGATAGGGATGAATTGGAGAGCTTAACTAGTGAAATTGGTAGTGAAGTTGCTTGGTTATCTCACACTATATGGGTAAAGACCTATGGTATGGAGTCCAAATGATGACAGTTGACGACGCTAGAGAGCTATATTATTGGGTTATAGAGCAAGCGTGTAAGGATCTATCCCATACTAATAAATCAATTAGAGAGGATGCTGAGAGATTTATATATGAGGATGACACTGGATTTGAGGCTATGTGTAAGCTAAATAAGATATGTCCTATAAGAATACGCAGACAGATGTCGATTTTTCTTGACAGAACTGATAAAGTAGTGTAGAATGTAATGTATGGTAGATTTAATAGAGTTAACATGTTCTCTTTAAAAAGGTAATGGGATGTGGTTTCAGGCGTCAGGCGAAGCAGAGGCATGATAAGAACATACCCACTATCTGATCCGGCAGAAGTGGCCAAAGCCCTGGCATAACGGAACTGAGAAATAGCAGCAAAGCCATCGAAGCTGATAAGTGATGAGCGTAGAGCGGAAGAGCTGCTTACATGACGTAAAAGAAGTGCTTCTTTAACATCACTTTAATAGATCCGGTCTACTTTGTTCTTTAACAACTAAAAGGCTAGATGAGTTATTCCGTTAATTGATAGGATAATGCGCAATAGGCTCTCCATTGGGGATGGCCCTCATGAGTGAGCGCTACTTATCTAGCCCCTATTTAGGGCTGCTTAGTCTCAATTGATAGGTTCACGCAGCGGGCACCGACATGTCCGTCAGAAGGGTGAATGGGTTGTCAACCTGCTAAGCAGTCCAATAATAGGGAGGTACTATATGAAATATAAAGTAGGGGATAAGGTATTGGTAAGAGCAGAGGTGGTGGGGAACGCAGATGGGGATTGCGAAGGGGACGTAGATGTCTGCATAAGCCGAAAGTCATTTCCAAATAGAACTCTGTATGTAGGCGGAGATCGGATCTTCTCTAAACAGCCGGACACTGATGCTAATATTGGAGATGAGGTGGAGGGCGATCACAATAGTGGAATACTACACTCGGCTGAAGTTGGTAATGTAGGGCGTAACCGAGGTACTCTATATATGATTGGTGAGTTTTTTAATGGGAGGTGCATTAAAGTCTTATCAAAGAAAAAAGAGAACATGATTACTATAGAGGGTATTGGTGAGGTATCTGAGTCTACTATTAGAGAAGCATTGAGGGAGAAGTTTGGTAAATAAAGATCTATTAGAGACTTAAACTTCTTGTTTGAGGATCGCGGAATAGAATGAAGCGAGGAGTAATGATATGACCTTAATAGAACAGTTTAGGAAAGAGATGATGTTTAATGATCCTGAGACTAATGACTACATGCTTTGTCGTATTAAAGAGGTAGAGCAATGGTGGTTATCTAAGATAGAAGAGATATTCCAGGAGATATTGATGGACCTGCCTGTTAGATGTTATCATGTAGAAGTTAGGGAAAAGATGAACCAAGTATGTAAGGAGCTATTGAGATGAGTAATGAACTAAAGGAGAAGGAATGATCCTATACAAAGCAGTAGGAAATGCTTTAGAGACTGATGAAGGAGAGCAGGTTCTAGTGATGCTTCCCGTCAATGTGACTAAGAAACGATGTAAGGAGATATGTAAAATTACTGCCAACGTACTGAATAATATAGAGAGAGGCAAGGAGCTGTCCCATACTAAAGATGAGATAGAAGAAGCCAATGCTTGTAATGAACTATATAAAGGTACGAGGTGTAAATGAGTAAATATGTCGTTAAGCAGCGTTCGTTTAGAGTCGGGGATAGAGTGCGTGTAATGAAGCGTGGTTGTGAGCTGGATAGGTGGGGACTCTTTAATACAAAGCGGGTATACACTGTTGCAGGATTTCAATTAGGGTGTGGTGTAGTAGATTGGCTTACCTTAAAGCATAGCACAGCTAGTTTAGGGAGTATGCATCCGTCAGACGTAGAAACTGTTACGAAGGGAAAAGGAGCACAGCACGTGTTTAAGTACTATTGGTACAATAAAAAAGAAGATAGACCTTATGGAATAGGAGCTAAGATGCGAGGAGTACGTATACATCGGAAGAGATACACATAAGAGGAGAACCTAAAGAATGAGTAGAGATATAGATAAACAGATAGCAGAGAAGGTGATGAGGTGTAAATGAAATTAATATTAGAAATGTACGGTGTTAAGACTACTGTGGAGCAGGAGAACGATGACCTGCTTATGGGGGAAATGCTTTATAGAGTAGCAGGACTACTGAGGGCGAATGGGTGGAGCTTACCTAAAGGGATTAGGGATGTGGAAGATGAGGAGGACTTTGATGAGTGCTATTGGATGTATGACGACTAGTGACGGAGGTAAGGAATGTTTAGATTTTTATTTTGGCTTTGTGTTTATTGCCTGTTTCTTGGATTTGCGAGCATTGAAGTTGAGTACAAGGACGGGCTACGCATCAAGATGCCAGCAAAGTTTGGTAAACATGCAAAAAGCTAACCCCCGAAGGAGAGGTGAAGGATGACAAAATATAGAAAAAAACCAGTGGTGGTTGAGGCTTTTCAATGGACTGCGGATAGAAACCAAACTGAAGACCCCGAATGGATTATAAAAGCAATTGATGCGGGTGAGGTATTTTTTATTAACCAAGGTACGCCTGATATTTGTATGGTAATAAAAACATTAGAAGGCAATCACCTAGCGCGCAGGGGGTGGTGGATAGTAAAAGGCATTAAGGGCGAAATTTATCCAGTTGAAGATGACATTTTTGAGCAGACCTATGAGCATATCGAGGAGGCAGACAATGGCAAAGGATAAGCCAACAGAACACTTAAAAGTATTCGATGAGTGGCAGCTAAAGGCTATGGAAGGCGGGCGCTTCGGGATGTTTGCGGAGGTTATGGAGCCGCAGCCGCCGATAGACTTCAAATTCAGTGCGTGGATAGTAAAGCAGGGTGAATATGGCCCGACGATAGCAAAATTTGTGACACAGCGTAAGGACCGCTGGGAAGATATGTTAAAAAGGGGCGAACAACAGGTGGTGGAAGTACCGGTACCTTACGCCATAGGCGACCGGATAGTTGCGGCAGAAGAACCCGATTTAGTAGCTGCTATACTCGAAGTCACCGACGTAACAGCGAAGCTCGCAAAGGATGTGACGGAGGAAGAAATTGTAGCGTTAGGTTTCTACGATATGATGAAAGATTTTGGAGCAACTGAGCATTTCGATCAACTCTATAATACGCTTAGAGCCACCCACGGCCCAGATTCTATGAACAAATGGATATTCTTGTACTCAGTGAAGGGATAAAGAAATGAACTGCAAGCAATGTGAATATGTAGCCTATACACAAGAGGGGCATCCTGAGTGTGGGATAGCCAAGTGTCCTATCGTGTTGAGAGACGAAATTTTGGAAGAGGCCGCACAAGTAGCCGAGGAGTTAGCAAGAAAAGGGTGGGCGCAGGGGACAATTAATTTGGGCATGATAGCCAAAGAACTAAGGGGGATGAAAAGTGATAGCCAAAAGTGACGTACTAAAAGCGTGTAGTGAAAAGCATAAAATGCTTTGGGAAGCACGCAAAGAAACCGCTAAAGACTCGCCAGAGCGAGAGGCGGTCAATGAGCAGATATGTCTCGTTGATCTATTGGCTAGTATTTTCAACCGCTTGCCTGATGATATAGAAGTTAGTCAAGTAAACCCTGATATAAAACTTAGTCAAGTGCCTGTAGAAGCGCACGAGGACGGGTGCGAGTGTGAGAGGTGTACAGACCCCGTGCGCAAAGAATTAGAGAAACGCGGCGTTAGAGTCGGACTTATTCAACCCATAGTGATGACCATACCCGTGACAAAGAAGGATTTATTGGAGGCTGTTAAACACCGCCTAAAAGGTTTTGGCCGAAGAATAAAGGGGGAGTGATGATTGTAATATGTATTGGCATCTTTATTTTGGGTGTTATATTGGCTTATGTGTGTGTAAGGCCTTTATTGGAAAATCTTGCTGAGTGGTTTTCAGAGCAGGGGTAAGGCCCCAGACAAGGGGTGGTCGTTGAACCTAGGCCTATTTCCGTTCGTCTCAGGGGCCTTCCTGATAGGGCAAGTAAGGGGATACAATATGAGTGATTGGATACACCTAAAGGATAACAAGTGGGCGCATGATAGAGCTGTTATGGGCAAGGAGGAGAGCTATACCCATAAGAGGTGGACTGAGACTAAGAGCGATTGGAGATGGTACTGGGAGCAAGGCTTAGAGCATCCGTGTGTATCTGTTACCACCATACTAGGTTGTATTGTAACTAAAAGAGATAAAGAGTTCTTAATGAGTCAAGGTATGAAGGTTAAAAGCATGATGGAGAGGGCAGGTAAGATAGGTACAGACTACCATAAGTTTAAAGAGGATTATGATAGAGGACGTAAGCAGGGTAAGAAAGGCAGTAATAAGGGTTTTGCTGATATGCTTAGAATACAGAATAACTGGGAAGAGGCACAAGAACTAGAGGTATTAAGCTTAGAGCAGTCTATGATAGATCCTGAACTAGGTATAGCTGGTACTGCTGATAAGATAGTAAGGTGTAATGGTAGGGTAGAGCTATGGGATTATAAGACAGGGAGTAGCTGGGAATATTCAGTAAAAGCCTCTTGGCAGCTATGTGTATATGCTATAATGGCAGAGAAGTTGCTTGGTATGCCTCCTATAGAGGCTGTAAGGGTAGTGCATTGTGACTTGAAGACTGGTGTTTTTAACCCTAAAGGCCGTTTAATAGAGGCTAAGGAGAGTATAGATGGGTGTTATAATAGCTTTATGCATCTGTTCGCCGCCTGGAAGGCTTATAACCACACTTCCCTACTCAGATACGGGATAAGGGACCCAGTAGACTATAAGACTGTATATAA